ACCCGGCTTCATGAAGGACAAGAAGAGGTTCTACAAGTGGCTCGATACCGGGGACAACTTCCGGTACTGCACCTACGATCGCAGGAAGCAGAAACTTCCGAACCAACTGACGTTCGTGGATGGAAAGGCGGTAATCTGATATGCCAGTTTTCATGAAGGGCGGCACCAGCGGTAACCGCGAAGATGCGCGTGCCAAGATCGACGAATCGTTCGATCGGGCAGTTCCCCAAGACACCGCGTTCGGGATGGGCATCGGAACCGGGAATCCGAATGTAGTCGTTCCCATGGGGCGGCCCGACAATCGTGCGATCCCGAATGAGCACGCAAGCCTGCCGTTGGGCGGCACCAACCCGATCCTGACCACCGAGAGGTTTGGACCGGACAGCGAGGGCCTGCGTTGTATCGGTGGTGCGGCGGGCGACAGTCGCGGGCAGGACTATTGTCCCGACATGCCCACCAGCGGGACGCCGGGTGGAGGTCCGATCTAAGCCATGGCTAATCCAATGCAGGACTGGTTCGCGCCGCGCAAGGCACCGCCCAAGCGCCGATACCCAACCGCTCGCGTCGGCAACTATGAGGCGAGCGTGGACACCGCCGGGATGGATCCCGGGATGAAGGCCACCATGGGCTTCGGCGCTCCCGATACCACGGCAGCCAAGGCAACCAGGGGCAGGCCGATGGGATTCTGGGAATCCATCGCGGGATTGTTCCACCCGAAGAAGTGAACGACTAACCGAGGGCCGCCATGAAGAAACCGATCAACATCTACACGCTCTGGCCTCCGAACACTACGGCCAGCTTCTACTACCGTCTCGGAGTCCCGCTTTCGACGGCCGAAGCCCTTGGCTTGCCCGTCAAGGCGATCATCGACCAGAACCTCGCCGACATCCCGCACGAAGAACGGATCCGTCATTTCTGCGAAGCCGACATCGTGCTGCTTTATCAGCCGGTGGGAGGGCAGCCCATCCAGAACATCCGCAACTTGCAGACCTTCATGCCTTCCAAGCGGGACGGCGATTGGAAGTGGCCCCCGAGCACCATCATCGAAACCGATGACAACCTGTTCAACGTCTCGCCGATGAACAACGCCTTCAAGAGCCTGGGCGTAAGGGACATGAACGGCAAGCCGATCCCGCTCGGCCACAAGATCGGCCTGATGAACCGGGGCGAGCAGAAGATCCTGTGGGAAGACGGCGTGAACGGTTTCTCGCTGCTCAAGAACCGCCACACGCTGGACACCTGGAAGACGCTGCTGGGGATGGTGGATGCAGTCACTTGTTCGACCCAGGGGGTGGCCGATGAAATCCTCAAGGAAGTCACTCCACAAAGGCTGCGCGTGTTCCCCAACCTGGTTCGGATGGACCACTACGAGCAGGTGGACCTCCGGGAAGAGCCGGGCAAGATCAAGATCTTGTGGCAGGGAGGAAGCGCCCACTACGAAGACTGGCACCCCCTGCGCGAGTCCATGGGGCGCGTCACCGCCAAGTACCCCGAGGTCCACTGGATCATCTGGGGAGCCCAGTTCCCGTGGGTGAAGGAGTTGATGCCCGCCCACCGCTACACCTACCGGCCCTGGTGCCACTATCACGAATACAAGCTCCGGCTGGTGACCATCGGGCACGACATCTCGATCGCGCCGCTGCAGGAGAACCTATTCAACCGTTGCCGGTCAGCGATCAAGTTCTACGAAGCCAGCGTCTTGAAGAAGCCCGCCGCCACGCTGGCGCAACGAGCCGGTGCCTACAAGAACGAGATCATCGACGGGGAAACGGCCCTGCTGTTCGACGACCCCGACCAGTTCGAGGAGAAGCTGTCGCTGCTGATCGAGAACGAAGTCGAGCGCAAGCGGCTGGCGGCCAACGCCAAGGACTGGGTGAACGAGAACGCCAACGCGATGCGCGAGGTGCCCAAGATCGTGCAGTTCTGGGAAGAGATGCGCGAAGACCGCAAGCGCGAGCAGCCGCATGTCTCGGAAGCGCAATGGAAAGAACTCGAAGACCAGATGAAAGCAGAAGAGGCCGCCGAGGAAGAGGCCCGTAAGGCCCAGGAGATGCAACCGGCATAGGGGGCAAGGATGCCCTTGTTCAACCCATCTACGATCAGCTGGGCCAATGCCGTAAAGCGCATTGCCGACTCGGCAGGCGCTTCCGGCGACGGGGAGATGCAGGTCCGCGCGCACTATTCCCTGCGGGCGGCCTTCCAGCGTATCCAGGGCAAGGCCAACTGGGACTTCCTCCGCACCGAGACCACGCCGATCGGGGTGGTGGGCCAGTTCTCCGCTGCCATCACCGCCTCGGGCGGGACGGTAAGCGCCACCGCGCTCGGCGGCCACGGGCTCCTGGTGGACGACATCATCGTCGGCGCCAACTACCTGGTTGGAACCCGGGTCACCGTTACGGCGGCCAGCGGATTCTTCACCAACACTTCCGCCTTCAGTACCGTCGCGTCGGCCCAGACCATCACCGCCACCCGTGACTACTACGACATGCCCTCCGACTGGAAGATGGGCTACTCGGTGCGGATGCTGGGTGCCCAACGGGTGCTGACTTACATGCAGCGGAGGTTCTACGACCGCGGGATCACCGATGAATACGTGGCTGGAACCCCGCTGCGCTACGACCTGTTCAGCGCCGGCGGCAAGGGCAAGATCCGGCTGTTGCCGCCCCCTGTCGGTTCCGATGTGTTGCTACAGCGGTACTACCGGCGCTTCACGCTCGCCTCGGCCAGTTCCCATGCGGTGACTTGCGACATCCCGGAGGACTACGAGGAGACCGTCATCGCGCTCGCCAAGTGGCATTTTCTGGTGGACAAGGGCGAAGGGCGCAAAGACCAGGCGACCACCTGGTTCTCGATGGCCCAGGACGGGCTCAAGAGTATGCTGCGCGAGAACTCGGTGACGCCGGACGAGGACCTGGGGTTCGTGCCTGCGGGCGCGACCGTCAGCCTGGGCGGTGACAACAGCACCCGCAACCTCATCTGGGACGTAGCGTGACATGCCGAGGTTTAGCGAGGACCTGGGCGGCGGGTTGTGGACTTCCCCCGACCCGGCGTTCCTTCAGCCGGGGCAACTCAGCGGGCTCCAGAATGGGGTCTACAAGCCGGGTTCGTTGGCGCTCCAGCGCGCCCTTGGCCGCACCGGGTTCGGCTCGGCGTCCGGCTCGACGGTAGACGTAGTCGGGCTCAGGGACATCCAGTTCGACAACGGCAACCAGTACCTGATTGCGGTTGCCTCGGCCAGTGCCCTGACCGCGGCGGTAGGCGATACCGGCACGTTCGGGCAGTTGGCGACCTTCACCTCGCCCCCGACCCAGCTGGAAGTAGCCCACTACCGGAATCGGTTCTACGGATTCTCCGGCCTGTCGATCGCCGACACCGTAACCGGGGTCAACACCAACTTGGTGGTCTACATGACCGCCACGGGCGTATCCAACACCCCGCTGACCCGCCAGCATGGCATGGTCGCGGTCAACGCCCCCCCGGTTACTGCCACTACGGCGACCGCCTTCAGCCAGACCGTGACCGGCTACTACGAATACTGGACCACCGAAGTAGCCACTTCGACCCAGGACGGGGCACCGTTTCGGATGGAGAGCACCTTCACGGGTGCGCCGGTGACCTACCTGGCCTCCACCACTGCCCTGGCGCCGATTATCACCCGACCCGATGTCTACAACAACGCCGCCGCCACTCACTGGCGGGTCTATCGCAGTCCCGTGAAGGACAAGGAATCGGACAAGAAGTTCCCGTCCGGGTTCCTCATCAGCTCCGATATCTCGATCGCCGCCACCTCGATGATCGACTCGGCCACTGTCACCAGCACCGGCTTCGTGTTGCCGTCGCTATTCAACGGAGTCTCGCCCGATGCCACGACGATCTATTCCGACATGGCAGGCGCTACGGCATTGTCGGCGGTGGGTGGGGCCGTGAGCGGAACGTACACTAGCACCGGGCCAACCAATACCAAGGCGCAGGGTTGCTATGGATACAACTTCGGCGGCTTTACGGGGCCGGTGCAGGGGATCACGGTCGAGATCAAGGCTTCGGTCACGACCAGCAACAATGCCGTCAAGGTCCAGTTGACCCGCGGGAGGAGGACGGATGGAAGCTACATTCCGTCGGGGCTCGGGTCTCGGTTCCAAGATTTCTACGACCTGATCCACACCGGCCAGAAGACGTTCCACGCGACCACCACCCCGACCGTCTACACGCTCGGATCATCGACCGATAACTGGCTGGCGAAGGACTCGCAACTGCCGTGGGTGGACTCCGAGTTCACCAGCAGCAACTTCATGGTGGTGATCTCGTTCGCCTCACCGGCTGGATCCAAGGTCCTGTCGGTGGATTACGTCCAAGTGAAGGCCTTCTACGGCGGCAGCATCGAGTCTACCGTGGTATTCCCGACCGTGATCTACAACTACGGGGACATCTCGGCCCAGGTGGGCAAGAACGGGCCGCCACCATCCTCGACCACCGGGGATGTCTTCGAGGACCAGTTGGTGGTAAACGACGTTGCCAACTCCAGCCTGGTGCGATGGAGTGCGCCGCAGGACCCCGACTCGTTCCCGAGCACCTACTACGACGACATCGAAACCCGGGAAAATGACCAAGTCCGCGTCATCAAGGTGGTCAACAGCCAGCTGGTGGTGCTGATGGACTCAGCCGTTTGGCGCTACAACTACCTGCCGAGCGAACTGGATTCCAGCTTCGACCGCGGCAAGGCCCGCACGCCGATTTCCAGAACCTACGGCGCCTACAACGCGATGTGCGCCTGCACCTTTTCGGCACCCGGGATGCCGGAGCAGCTGGCCTTTGTCGGGGATTCGGGCTTCCACACCACCGATGGGTTCAACATCGTGACCCACTCGATCGGGCTCAACTGGCGCAACGTCATCTCCTCGACCTCGACTTCCAACCCGATCTGCCTGGTGAACGACCGCGAGAACCGCGAGGTCTTGTTCTACTACCGCAACGACGCCAACGGCAACGAGACCTACCTGTGCCTCCACTTCAGCTACTCGTCCGAGCACATGACCAACGGCATGATGAAGGTCTCGGGGCCGGTCAACATGCGGAACTACGCCAGCCCCAACCGGGGCGACTTGAAGAGCGCCTGGTCGGCGCAGCGCAGCACCGGCGCGACCAACATCTACCTGGGCTACGGTGGTACCGGGGTCTCGGCTACCGCGGCGGGTGCCGGAGTGGTGTACCGCGAGAATGGCACCGTGATCCCGGCCCAGGACGCCACGCTTGGCTACATCACCCGGCGCATGTACCAGGCGGGCTTCGCCAACGAGTGGAAGGTGGATGAGGTCTACGGCTATGCCGGGTCCTACGACGGTGCTCCGACGGTTTCTTACGCCCTACTGACCACCAAGACGGACGACACCGGCGAGACGACTCAAGCCTCCAAGAGCATCGTCTTGG